GTACCGAGGAGGAAGTAGAAAGTAATTATTGGTCGACCGAAAGGGTAGACGAGCTGCTCTGGAAGATCGAGGAGCTTGGACTGGACTATAAGTCTATCGACAACCCATTCCACGACGGAAACCCCGACCTAAAGAGGGCAAATATCCTGTGGGAGTATACAAAGGAGGAGATTCTCGAGATCCAAAAGTGCGCCAAAGACGTGACCTACTTCTCTAAGTACTGTCAGGTAATGACCGACGAAGGTCTAAACTACATTAATCTGAGGGACTACCAGACTTCAGTTCTAAAAGAATATCAGAATCACAGATTTAATGTCTTTCTAGCACCAAGACAGGTCGGAAAATCAATCACATCTGCGATCATTCTCGTTTGGTATCTGCTGTTCAATCACGATAAGAATGCAATGATCCTGGCGAACGTTGGATCGACTGCAGAAGAGTTGATGGACAAGATCAAAGCGATCGTAAAGGGACTTCCCTTCTTTCTGAAGCCAGGAATAGTTGTTAATAACGTCATGTCTATGAAGTTCGACAACGGATGCAGGGCGATTGCTAAGACAACAACTAAAACGTCGGCGATTGGTTTTACCATCCACTTCCTGTACATGGACGAGTTTGCTCACATTCATCCAAACTTTATCGAGTCCTTCTTTAGATCAACATACCCAACGGTTTCTTCTTCTAAAGTTTCGAGAATTATCATCACTTCTACCCCGAACGGACAGAATAAATTCTGGGAGATCTATCAGGGAGCACTGACTGGAGAAAACACATTTAATCCGGTTCGGGTCGACTGGTGGCAGGTTCCAGGCAGAGACGATCAGTGGAAGAAGAACGAGATTGCCAACTTGGGCAGCGAAGAGTTGTTCAACCAGGAATACGGGAACCAGTTTCTGAGTTCGTCCACCCTTTTGTTAAGCTCTAGAGAGCTGCAGAGAATCAAGAGCAACGAGACCGAATACGGGTGGAAAGAGGTTGATGCTTTTGAGGATCTCGGAATTAAATATGATAATTTTAGGTGGCACCCTAAATTTGACCCCAACTCAATAGAACAGTCAGGAAGAAAATTTGTTCTCTCGATTGATCTTGCCGGCGGAGGTGGAGGGGACTTTACTGTGATGAACGTGTTCAAGGTTGTTCCACTCCCCAAGAAGGTGATAGAAGAGATAGACGACTTTGAAGACGAGTCTGATTTTTTTGGCCTGCTTCAAGTCGGTGTCTACAGAGACAACGAGGTTCAGGTCGAAGACTTTAAAAAGCTAGTGGAGAGCACTATTGTTGATATCTTTGAGCCCGATAGAGTTAAGATCCTGCTGGAATTGAACTATAAAGGGGAACTCCTGATGGACAAATTATTAAACAACGATGCCATTACGGAGGAGATCTTCGTCTACACCAAACACAGCGAAACTGCAAGAATTAAAAAACCTGGAATTAAATACAGCGGAAATAATAAATTAAAATACTGTGAGTCGTTGAGACAGATCATCAGAACGAACCGAGTGATTGTTAACGAAAAGAAGTGGACGATTGCAGAATTATTTTCCTTTGGGATGAACGGAAGGGGAACTTACTCTTCCCAGTCTGGACACGATGACGTTGCAATGACTCTGGTTAACCTTTCTGCCCTCTTTGAATCCAGTGATTTTAACGATCTAATCGAGGATCTCTACGATGAAATCGATCCCACCTACAGAAGAATGATCGAAATTAAGGTGGATGGAGAAAATGGGAATCAGTCTGACAGCAAGATGAAGACCAAGGACGGAGGATTTTACGACTCCTTCAATTCCCTCCTCTAGAAATCATTTCCTCATCAGATATATAAATCGAACTAGTAAGCCCACTTTTTATGGGAATGCGGTTAGATATATACAAAGCAAAAAATATCACTAAATAATGGCACAAAAAGTCAAACTTGATTTATCCCAATTTAAAGCTTCTGGAGTTTATACCTTGGAGTTTGATGCGTCGGCAAACGTCATTCTAACGACCCAAACGATTCGTCTGGTGGTTGGATTCTCTAATAAAGGACCATTCAATGCTCCCGTTTACATTCCGGATGTCACTACAGCTTTGGCTATCTTCGGGGAAATCGATAAAAATATGGAAGCGAAGGGATCTTTCTTCCAGAGATCAATCTTCACCTGTCTAAATGCCGGCCCGGTATTTGCTCTTAACCTTTTAAGACTAAACAACGACGAGTCTAGCCCAACTGCAGACGTGGTTCCTTACATTGGATATTCTGTAGACACTGAGCAGAAGAACGGAATTCCAAGAGAAAAACTTCTTGCTTCTTACTACAATAAGGAGAGATTCTGGTATGCGGACACCAACTACTTCCTAGCAACTAGAGCTATCGTGGATCAGGGAAGAATTTTCAACCTGGTAAACCTTGGAAACACTCCAATGTCTATCATTGTTAGAAAGTCCACAGATGCTAACCCTCCTCTACAGGGATATGATATTTTTGCAATCGACTGGTACGGTCCAGGAAACGTTCCTTCTTATGTTAACCCATACGACTACATCTCTGACTGGTTCATTGATGTTATTGCAGTAGCAGGGGATTGGACAGATTACACTGCTCTTTCTCAGGATCCTCAATGGAGCTCATATTTTACCCCGAATGGATTTATTAAGAGTCAGATTACCAATTTCTTGAACAATGCAGATGTCAACCTGATCACCATTCAGACCGGATGTTTGATCATCGACTTTGTCAACCTGAACGGGAACAACGAATACATTCAGACTCTAATCAACAACAATACACCTTCAACAGGTCTATTCTGTGCAGTTGATGAAGAAGCTCTTGAGAATCTTTGTACTAACCCTTACAAAGTGGATCTAGTTGGTAACCACTTGATCGATGAACTTTCAGGAGATAGAGACATTCAAGATGCTAAACTGAACTTCTTGAGTTATGATCAGAATCTTCTACAAGATTATCTTTATTCTAAGAACTATTCAATTCTAACTGCAAACAGCGGAGAAACGGGACCTGTTGGTACTCTTTACTGCCTTCCTGAATATGCAGCAGGAATTGATGCAGGAAACATGGGGGGAACAGCAGGAGTTCCTTATGAAGGATTCCTAAATTATAATCCAGCACTCTATGTTGCAGGACTTCACTTCTTAACTGCAGCTACTGGAGCTTCTGGATCTTTCTCTGGACTTACCGCTGCAGATCTTCAGAACATGAAGACCTTCTTAACTCCAAGCTCAACTTCAGCTCCTTTCATAGTAGGTACAGTTAGCGGAATTACTGCTGGATACACGGACAATGTAATCAGCCAGTTCAGCAACGGGGATCTGATTAAGCTTCAGGTTGCTAACGTTAATGAAGTCGGAGGAAACCTTCAGATTGCGTTCAGCCACCCTCTAGACATCACAAAGTATAGAGATCTTGGTATTATAGTTACTCCATATGCTTCGGATTATTCTACTACTACTTACACTCCTAGTGGAATGACAGGAGACGTTATTGGGGGAACAGCTTACATCTTCGGTGCTTCTGATGCTTTAGGAATTGACTACCTTCTAAACCCAGGTGGAACCGGGGCAACTTCTGCACAGGCTCCTTCGGGATATGTAAACGCTCTTACCGGTCAGCTTACAACCACATTCTATCAGAATGTTCTATATGCGGAACTCCAGGACGGAGACTTGATCTATACAAACTCTTCTCTAACCTCTGAGCAGTATTTAACTTATGCGTTCGGAGTTGATAGAGACCAGTATAACTACTACTATGCTTTTGCTTACACCAACGTTGCTAGATCTGCAACTACTCTAACTCCAATTGCTAATTTTGGAGCAACTTATGCTTCAACTACAACTGGACAGATAGCAGGTTATCCGGACACTTATAAATTGGACATTGTTTCTTCTTATGGAAGCATCAACGAATTCATCGAGGTATCAGGGGGAATTGGAGGAAAAGTTAGCGTTACATCTTTCAAGATGGACAGCAACTTATTTACCGTTTCAGTTGGAGACCTTTTGGTTTCAACCGACCAAGATCTATGTCAGATCGAGAACACAAACAGACAACAGAGATTAACCAAAGTTACCTCAGTTGCTACAACTTCTCTTTCTGGAATAGTAACGGTTACAACCGCAAGACCTATCTACTTCTACTCGGGTGGAAATACCGGACTTCAAGTTCAGAAGTTCCAGTCTATTCCTCAGTTCACCAACTCATTCGACTTTACTTACCTTCAAGGATTCCAGTTGAGTGACTATCACAGACCTAACGGAACAGACGCTAGAGTAAATGAGATTCTAGATGTTATGTACAACACTAACATTGCAGCAACTCTTGCAACTAAGGACGTTATCTCATTCAGATACATCGTTGATACCTTCAGCGGAGTAATCCTTCCAAACTCCAAGTACCAGTTGAGTAAGTTGGCGATGATGAGACAGCAAGCTCTTGCTTTGATCAACGCTCCTTCAATGGCTCAGTTCCAGGCTTCAGTAGATCCTAGATTTACCGCAGCACCAACAGCAGCTGATCCATATCCGGCACTACAAACTCAATACATTGCAGAGGGAGGAAATCTTTCTCTGAACCCAACTTATACCTTCTCACTACCTTCTCAGCCTCTTGGAGCATCATACGCAGCATTCTACGCTCCTTATATCACCCTAAGAGAAAACAACAGAAACGTAAACGTTCCACCAGCAGCATTTGTTTCGAACAACTTCGTTGCTAAGTTTGCAAACGGGGAACCATACGCTATCGTAGCAGGTCAGAAGAGAGGAACAATCGCAGGAACAAACCTAGTCGGAGTTGAATATGACTTTACTCTGGAAGATAGAGGATGGTTAGAGCCTTTCGGAATTAACCCGATCATCAAGAAAAGAGGACTTGGAGTTGTTATCTTCGGTAACCAAACTGCTTATCAGACAGTTAACTCTGCATTCAGTCTAGTTCACGTAAGAGACCTACTGATCAGCGTAGAGAACGACGTTGAACAAATCCTTTCTAACTACCTGTTCGACTTCAACGAGGATTCAATCAGACTTGAAATCAAGACCCTGGTGGACAACTACCTTGACGGAGTTAGATCTGGCGGTGGAATCTATGCTTACCAAGTAATCATGGACGCTTCTAATAACCCTCCTTCAGTAATCGATCAAAACATCGGTATCATCGACGTTATTCTCGAGCCTGCTAGAGGAATTCAGAAGTTCATCAACAGAATTACTGTTACTAGAACAGGAGGAATTGCAGCTGGAGGATTCATTCAGTTCGTCTAATTTAATTTTTGACGGAAAGAAAGAGTCGGATAAATAGAAGAAAAAAGAAAAAGAACTAAATGGCTGGATTACCACACTATCAGAATTCACTGTTTGGGATAAACAACTACGAACCAGTTTATCTTAACCAGTTTGAAGTTCAAATTACTCCCCCTGCAGCGGTACTTGGAGGATCAATCCTTCTGCAGCAGGTGACGGGTATTTCTGGTCTAGGTGTTGATAAGACTCCTGCTCCAACTCAACAGAAGTATAAATTTGCTGTTAGAAACTATGCAGGTGCAAAACCAGACAGCACGGTGTTTGACTTGACTGTTAACTTTACTGTTAACTTGAACGATGCAAACTCTATGTACGTGTTTAAAACTTTGAGACAGTGGACAGACTTGATCTACAACCCACTAACCGGTGCGATGGGAGTTAAGAGAGATTATATCGGAACGATAGTTATCTCTGTCTTCAATAAGCAAGGGGATGTATTTAGAAGAATCACATGTAGAGACTGTTTCCCAATCAAGCCCATCGATGCGATGGAACTAGACTATGCGGGAACTGATCTATATGACATTTCTCTAACTTGGGCAGTAGACTACTGGGACGATCAATTCTCATAAAAAAATTAAAATAAATGGCAGGACTACCACATTTTACAAACTCGGCGGCCGGAGTAAAACTGTACGAACCAGTTTTTCTTAACCAGTTTGAGGTTTTGATTACCCCTCCTGCTAGTGTTACTTTAGCTAATACTAGATTCAAGGGGGAAGGAATTTTAACTCAGCAGGTGAAGAAAATATCTGGACTTGCAGTTGATATTCAGCCTGCAGGGACTTCTAGTCAGTTCTATAAGTTTGCAGAGAGAAGATATGCAGGAGGTGCTCCTTCCGATACTTCAGTTGCATTCAGTATAGACTTTGAAGTAAACCTAAATGAGCAGAACTCCATGATCGTTTATAAGATCATGAGACAGTGGGCAGATCTCATCTATAACCCTCTAACAGGTGCGATGGGTCTGAAGAAAGACTATGTTGGATCTATCGTAGTTTCAATCTTCAATAAGCAAGGAGACGTATTCAGAAGAATCAGTTTAAACAACTGTTTCCTGACTGCAGATCTAAATCCAATGGATCTAAACTATGATGCAGGCGAGACTCTCTACACCCTAGCTACTAGCTGGAAGGCAGATTACTGGCAGGATCAATTTATCTAAAAATTAGAAAATGAAAAATTTATCATCTTTCGACTCTTTTGTCCAGTCTCTAAATGAGGGGACTCAAGAATGGGACCCAAAAAGAGCTCAAAATGCAATTGAAGAGCTAAAAAAGAAATCTTCTTCTCTCAAAGATTCTGAACCCACCGGACTAAGCTTTACTAACATCCAGAAGGTTTTTGGAAAGAACGACTACCCAATCAGATTTAAGATTGCTCAAGCCCTGATGCTTGCAGGTAAGAATTTATTCCCGGTAAATTCATACGATAAGTCTGGAGCTGCTCTAGATCCGAGGACTGGACTGTTCATCACAAAGTATATTGGAGAGAAGGATCAGAACTTAAAGATGGACAAGATATCCGAGAATCTACTGAAGGCGATTAAGCCCATCGTTGATGACTTTGAAAATGATGTTGATGGGTACTTCAATCAGAAGACCTCTTCAGCTAAACCCACGGTTAAGCAAGCTAAAGTAGCTGCAGATAAGATTGCTGGATAATCTAAACAATTTATAAAATTCAAGGAGACGAATATCAAAAATATTCGTCTTTTTTGTGTGTTGAGTATATAAAGTATAGAGTAAAAATTATGGATTCAAACGAAAGCGGAATTTTAAGAGGTCTCTCTCCCGAAGAGATCCTAGCTAGAAAAGAAATGGAAGGAGGGATTGTTTATGATGATCCATTCATTCCGGAGACTCCAGTTGTCCAAACCCCAACTGCCGAGGATTTAAAAGCTAGACAAACCCCTTTGTATACACCTCCTCCAGTAATGGAAGAGATTAGGAGACAAGAGGAAGTAGCTCCTCCAACTCCTCCAGTCCCAGATCTTGGAAGAGTAGAGACTAGAAGAGTTCCCGAGCCGGAATTTTCACCGGGTTTAGACTTTGGTTGGAAAAATCTTCCCCTAAGTGTTCTCCCTTCTAGAGGATTCTTCTATCCGGAAGGAACAAAGATAGCAATCAGATCTGCGGAAGTGAGAGAAATTAGACATTTCTCCACAATTGACGAGGACGATCTAATCGACCTAGATGAGAAGCTAAATTTCATTCTGAGTAAGTGTAGTACAATGCATTTCCCAAACGAAGGGGTTGTTTCTCATAAAGACTTAAAACACGAGGACAGATTCTTCTTGGTTATGGCGATTCGAGATTTAACTTTCATTCAAGGAGAAAATCGAATCATCATCACTCCAGAGTCCAAGTGCAAAGATAAAAATGTGTGTCCGATCAATAATGGAATAGAACTAAGAACCGGAGTTCTTTCTTCTTACGACATCGACCCAAGAGTAATGAAGTATTATTCAACTCGAACCAGAAACTTCGTCTTTCCGGTTAGAAAGATAGGAAAAGAGATCTCGATGACGGTTCCCTCAATAGGAGTAATGAATGCTGTTTCTGAATTTGTTCTTGAGTGTGACAGAAGAAAGATTGAGGTTGATGATAGCTTCCTTAAAATAGCTCCGTTTATCTTTGATGAGTGGAGAGGGTTAGAATTTAAGCACATCTTACAGAAGATGAGAGATTCGGACGACTGGTCTAAGGAGGAATTTTCTCTCTATTACGAACTTTGTGAAACTATAAAAATCGGGACAGAGCTAGATGTTAACATACAGTGTCCCACCTGCGGTGCCGAGGTCACCGCACCGATAACCTTTCCCGGAGGGTTCAAATCTCTTTTCGTTATTTCAGATATCTTTGGAGAACTTCTTTGATCTGAAGTTCAGAATGTGGAAGGAACATGGTCTAGATCCAAATTGGGTCGAGTCGATTCCCTTCTATGAATATCAGATCTGGATAGAAAAACTAAACAAAGCTATCGAGAAAGAGAACAAAGAAGCACTGGAGGAGTCTGGAAAAATTGAGCTGTTTAATTTCTCCAAATAAGATCCCAACTGATATATAAAAGAAAAAATAATTGATGGAACCTTCTCAGAAACTACTTCAAGAGTTGTCGGGTCTCACTAGGAATCTAGACGTTCTTGCAAAGGAGATTAGAGAGTCGAACAAGATAAATTCGGAATCTCAAAAAACCTTATCTAAGACGGTAGAAAATTCTGTTAAGAAGGAGTCAGAAGCTTCAAAGAAAGCGACTGCAGAATCTAAGCAGTCCTCGACTGCTAGTCAATCTGCTTCTCCCGCTGAGACCTCTCCAAAAGCTGCAACATCTGAAGCAGGAGGTAGAGTTGCAAAACAGGCTGGACTTGGAGCACTGAAAGCTGCAGGAATATCTTTTCTAAAAGGTGGATCCATCGGAGACGTCATCTCTTCTGGGCTCAAAGGTGGAATTTCAGAGGGAAAAAAGGGTGCAACGAGTGAAGTAATCAAGGGATCAGCCTCCGCGATTCAGACCAAGAGGGAAGAGTTAAAGAACAAAGAAAAACCCACCTCAGAGGCAAAAGAAGAGAAAAAAGAGTCTATCTTTGACAAGTTAAATCCGTTTAAATCTAGAAGTAAAGAAGAGAACAAAGAACCAGGATCCACTACCACAAAAGCAGATGAGAAGAAAGGATTCTTTGGAAAACTCTTAGACAGAGTCAAGCCTAAAGAAGAGGATAAGAAAGAAGACACTAAAGAAGGAGATGCAACTAAATCCGGAACTCTTAAAAAGACTGGAAAGAAGGGATTTTTCGCGTCTTTACTCGACAGATTAAAACCCAAGGAAGAGCCTGGTGAAGCTAAGCCTTCCGGATCCCCGAAGGTGGAGTCCAGCCCAAAAGCTTTGGAGACTAAGACTTCTTCCGAGGGGGTTACAAAAGCTCCTGAACTGACCGAGGG